CTCATTTTGTATTCGATTTTGCGATATGGAATATTTAGGTACAGAATGCACCATTCTATCATAATGATAATCATAATTGTATGATTATAGACTATACTATCTTATTGTGTATTATATTAGTATAATTTTGAATATTCAAGTGGTAAATGAAAATTAACTATAAAAAATAGAGCTGGAATCATATCCAGCTCTTGAAAAATTTTGTTAATTCAATTCTATGTCATAGTCACAAGTGAGACGGTAGAGCAATTTATAAAGGTGTTGGGGTTCTCCCTCGATTTTATACTCGCCCTCCTCGATAGTAAAATCGAGACTGTAATTCTCGCAAAGTGTTTCGTAAAGCTCGTCAGTCAAATCTTCAAAAACAATGGAATTCGGTGTAATGAAAAGTTTTAACATTTTTAACCAGCTCCTTATATAGAATGCCTTCCCTCAATACAAGCATACCATATATGTAGAAAAAAGCATAATTTTATTGTAGAAAATACAAAATAATTATTGAAAAATCTACAATAAAGAGTTATAATCTTATAAATGGTAACATTTACATATATTTACATTATAGGAGGATAACAATATGGATTTTAATGAAATGGTTTATTTGCTTTGTAGTGATTATACAGAGGAATGTCCTGCATTTGTAGGGTGTAATGATGCAATTGGAGATTTTGTAGAATGGTTATTTTGTCATTATTTTGAGGATTAAGGAGGATTAAATTATGAAAGATGCCAGAGATATGTTAATTGAGATTTTGAGTTTACTCAATGAGGAATGTTCTAAAAAATTGGAGTGTTTGGAGGTGTAAATTATGTTTTTTGGTTATCCATATATCGAATGTGGACATTGTGGAAAAGTTACGGATGAATGGGCAGGCATTGTGGAAAAGAATGAGGACGGAAAGCCAGTACACAAAATTATTTGTTTTGACTGTGCTGACAAGTTACACGAAGAAAAGAAAGAGGGTGCAGCTGATAGTTAGAACTGGATATAAAGATTTATTAATTACTGGAATCCTTGAATGGCAAGAGGGCGAGGAGTTCTCCAGAGAGAGATTGCAGGGAATGGGAACTAAGAGACTAGAGAGATTATATGACAAGGTATGGAAAGCAAAGCATCCATACTGGGATGATGAAATGGAGGAATAGGATGAGAATTTGTTTTGCAGACAGAATAAATGTTCTAAATGTGTTAGAAGGGAAAATACGAAATCGCATATATGGTGAAGTTAGATGTGTTTTAGAAGGACTTGATATGAATATTGTTGTTTCTATAACACGAAATGACTTTCACTTTCGAGGATTTTATGAATTTGAAAAGGTAAGAGGTAATATTGATTATGCTGTTAATTATATTCTATCGGACTATACTAGTGCAATTGTAAGACATTACATAAAGGAGGCTTAATATGACAAGAGCTGAGTTAGAAAAGCATTTAGATAATGAGGTAATGATTGAATTATATGATGGTTGGGTGGTTAGAGGAAAACTAATCAAGACTGGAGATGAAAGGTTCAAAGAATACCCAGAATTATACTTACGCAGAAATTATTATTGTGTTTGTTGGGTTGAATATAATCTATTACATTTTAGTGTTTTATTTAGAGTATCACATATTAAGAAATTGGAGGTATTGGATTAATGGATGATAAGCCTATTATAAGACATTGTAGAAATTGCAAATATTTTATATTTCATAGATATGTAAACAGTGGTGAGTGTGATGTTACATATAAGTATCTTTTAGATTGGGAGCAGGGGATTAAAGCTAAATTTTGCAAATATTTCAAGGTAAAAGAAGAGGAAAATAAGGAGGTATAGTATGGATAATCAGGGAGCAGATAAGCCAGTTCAGGAACTCTGGAAGGCTTTGAATGTGATAAAAAATCACTGTAGCAAATACAAAACTTGTAGAGGTTGTATATTTCAGTATGACGGAGATTATAGCTCTTGTAGGTTGATGGATGTAGAACCTTACAATTGGGAGCTTGATGATGAGAGCCAGACAATGTTCAAGGAGGATTAATATGGCAAAGAAAAAAATTGATGTATTGAAGGAATATGGAATTGCTACAAGTATGGGAGATTTGTATAGTAGAGCTACTCCAGAATTTGAAGAGGCTGTTAAGGTATTAGCTGAAAAGTTTCAGGAAATTTATAATGATGATTCAGAGGAAGAGGATATTTAGAGCAATTAAGATAATTCAGATATTTAGAGTTTTAGTCTTTCATTTCTACATAGGAATGTATATAATTAAAAAGTAAGTTCTAAAAAAATGCACGAAGGAGGTTGTAATATGTCACAACTTACAAGAAATAACATAGCTCACGATTTGAATATATCTCCTCATTTTGTTGAGATTATTCATAGAGGGGGTATTGTAAAATTTGTTTTTTCCAGTGAGTTCTACAAGAATAAATTTGTGAGAGAGCTTGTAGACAATAGGAAAAAAGTAAATAATTCATTATCTAATAGATTTGGGTTCTCTATTAGAGCTGAGCTCGTAGCTGATTTGAAATTGTACTCAGCTATCGAAAAAAGAGGTTTTCTAATTTACTATAACGAGGATAAAGTTGAATGTCTAAGCGATATAACATTAGATGGACTGATGCTGACTCCAAAGAACTAGCTAGAGTAGTCAAGAACTTTAATGCAAAGATTAGTAGATTAGAGAAAAAGAACCCACAACAAAAAAATGCTTTACCTGAGAGAGTGTCGGTAAAGCAAATCAAGGATTTAGTTACCACTCGAAACGATTTAAAGAGAGAGCTTAATTCGTTGAGTAGATTCAGTCGAAAAGGAGCAGAGAAATTAGTGACAGCTCCTGACAACTATTATAACTTGCAAATGACGAATTGGCAAAAAAAAGAGATGACTCGAAGGACAGCAGTTATTAATAGGAAACGTGATAAGAGAAGAGATATGATTGCAGATGTTGACCTCACATCCAGAGGAAAGAAAGTCGGTTATAAAAAGGGTAATTTAGGAATGGGCAAAGCTGACCAGGTGGCTCTTGAGCCTATGAACGCATTTACTCATAAAATGACCAGAGCTGACCTGAGAATGAAATTCAAGAATATCCTGAGAGAAAGTCAGGAAGGTTACTGGATGCAGAGAGAACAGCTACTCAAGGAGAACTATATCAAATCCCTAGAGCAGAATTTTAGGGAAAAGGATATCAAGGACGTTATTAAGAAAATTGATAATATGGACTTTAGAGAGTTCTATAAAGTCTTTCAGGCAGAGGGTGGAAACTTTGAGGCATCCTATCCACCAGACGCAGAACAGTATGAGCAATATGTTAGTGATTTAAAATCTATTTGGACTCCAAACATAAAAAGGGGATAGTTAAATGTGCGTTTATACAGCCGATTTTGAAACAACTACAAAGATAGATGATTGTCGAGTTTGGGCTTGGGGAGTCTGTGATATTGATGATATTAACAGAACCTATATAGGAACGACATTAGATGGGTTTATGGAATGGTGCAGCACTCAATCGGATAATCCTAAAATCCTATTTCACAACCTCAAATTCGACTCGTCTTTTATAATCTCGTGGCTCTTGAAATCAGGCTTTACGCACGTTCAAGAGTCAAGGGATAGAGCTACAAAGACATTCAAGACTATGATTAATAGCAAAGGAATGTTTTATAATATAGAGGTTATTTTCTATATGAAGGGAAAGACCATAAGAAAAGTAACTTTTCAGGATTCCTATAAATTAATACCTCTATCAGTAGAAGATACAGCAAAGGCTTTTAAGATGCCTATTCAAAAGTTAAAGCTAGATTATACTTGTCACGATAATTTGCCAGAGGGAGCACCTTTGACTGAACACGAAAAAGATTACCTTATGCACGATATACAGATTATGGCTAGAGCTGTAGCTCATTTTTATTCTCAGGGTTATGACAAAATGACTATTGGAGCTTGTGCTCTGGAAGAATACAAGTATTTGATAGACGAGAGAAGGTTCAAGAGGTTCTTTCCTCTTCCTACGTATCATGATGATGTTAAGCAATCATATAAGGGAGGCTTTACTTATCTAAATCCTAAGTTTGCTGGGAAAGTAGTTAAGAATGGAATTGTATTAGATATCAATTCTATGTATCCTTCCATAATGGCATCCGAAGAGTTGATGTTACCTCATGGAACTCCTATATTTTTTCAGGGAGAATATGAGCCTGACCCAACTTATCCGTTATATACTCAAATGCTTAGATGCCAGTTCGAACTGAAAGAGGGAAAAATCCCAATGATCCAGATAAAAAATTCTATGTGGTTCTCCGGAACTGAATACCTGACAAGCTCAAATGATGAGCAAGTACCTTTATGCTTGAATAGTGTAGACTTGGAGCTCTTCAAAGAAAACTATCACATTTATAACCCTGAATATATATCAGGGTGGAAATTCAGAGGAGCAAAGGCAAGCTCATTCTTTGGGGAGTATATGCACAAGTGGACTAATGAAAAAATCAAAGCTAAAGAAGAGAAGAATTATGGTAACTATCTCATTAGTAAGCTGTTTATGAATTCCCTCTCGGGAAAATTCGGAACGGATACAACTATAAAGAATAAGATTCCATATCTGGATGAGGAGGGAGTAGTTAAGTATTATGATTCAGAGGTAAAAGAAAAGGATGGAATTTATGTAGCAATGAGTAGCTTTATAACAAGCTATGGCAGGGATAAAATTGTCCGGTCAGCTCAGAAAATTATGGATGATTATGCATCCGGAAAAAGTGAGCTCCAGTTCATCTATTGTGATACAGATTCCCTCCATATCTTAAGCCCTGACTTTTCACTCCCTGAGGGCTTGGAAATTGACTCAACAAAGCTCGGAGCTTGGGATTGTGAGGCTCGTTTTACTAGGGGAAAATTTTTGAGAGCTAAGTGTTATATGGAAGAGCACATCATAAAAGAAAAAGACTACTGGGAAGGCAGAGAGGGAGAAGAACCTTATCTATATTCCAAAGACAAGAACGGATTTTATAAGACAAAAATTACAGTGGCAGGAATGCCTAAAGACTGTTATGAACAAGTGAATTTTAGTAACTTTAAGATTGGAGCAAACTATTCAGGAAAGCTACAACCTAGAGCTGTTAAGGGTGGAGTAGTATTAGAAAGTGTTGACTTTACTATCAAAAAGCATTAGAATATTATTCGGAGATAATAGTTAGTTTCAGTATAGTATTATAGCAGGGGTAACCGAAGGTGAAGAGCCACCTTGCTATATATAGGGTTGGTTACCTGATTATACACTTTCTATTGTCTCCATTTTTTTATACATAATTATACTAATATAATATTGGAGTGGTTTAGATGGGTATTCTCGCACAGAACGGAATTAGCAGGACAGCAATAAGAGAGGAAAACGATTTTTACGCTACTGACCCTAAGGCTGTCGAATTACTACTCAAATATGAGAGCTTTGATTCGGATATATGGGAACCGGCTTGTGGTGAGGGTAATATATCAGAAGTGCTAAAAAAGAATGGTTATAACGTCTATTCTACCGATTTAATAAATAGAGGTTATCAGGATGAGGTTCTGGACTTTTTAGAGAGTGACAAAAAATTTGATGGTGATATCATCACAAATCCACCTTTTAAATATACAAATCAATTTATCCTAAAAAGTCTGAATTCTATAAATTATGGGAATAAAGTAGCTCTTTTTCTAAAGATTAATTATCTATCAGGGAAAAAGAGGTATAAAGAGATTTATAGCAAATTCCCACCTTTTAGAGTTTATGTATTTACTGGACGTGTGGCTTGCTCAAAGAATAACACTCCGGAAGGATTTAAGTATGCAGCTATGGATTATGTTTGGATGATTTGGGAAAAAGGACAAATCGGACCGACACAATTAGAATGGATAAAAATGTAGAAAGGGAAGAAATGGGAAAGAAGAAAACAGAGGAAATTGATAGAAGTATATTCTGGGATATAAACCGAACCCTCACTCATAATGCACTATTTAATTTTATAGTGGGAAATCGAGGAGGAGGTAAGTCTTACGGAGCTAAAAAGAGGGCTATTGATAACTTCATAAACAGGAGAGAGCAATTCGGATATATAAGAAGATACAAGGAAGATTTGAAAAGGCCTCTCGAACAGTTTTTTGAGGATATAGCTTGGGAATATCCGGATTATGAATTTAAGAGTGTTGGAGATAAGCTCTATATAAGATTAAAGCCAGAGGACGAAAAAGAGAAATGGACAGATGATGATATAGCTGGATTCGGTTTTGTGTTGTCTACAGCAAACAATAAAAAATCTATATCATTCCCTAATATTACTCTTCTTATATTTGATGAATTCTTGTTGGAGAAGGGTAACCAGATGTATCTAGCAAATGAACCTGAAAAGCTACTCAATTTGTATGAGACTGTAGCTCGTCCGGGAACTGGACACAAGAGAGTTGTTATGTTTTTACTGGCAAATGCTATC